GCCGAGGACGCCCGCGACGACGCGATCGCAGCCAAGAATGACGCCGAGGGGTTCAAGAACGACGCCGAAGCAGCCCGAGATGCTGCGGCCGGATCGGCAAGCTCTGCGCTTTCCTCTGCGTCCGCTGCTTCGGCTAGTGCCTCGACGGCTGCCACCCACGCGAGCAACGCTTCGAACTCCGCTTCAGCAGCTTCCTCGTCGGCCAGCTCGGCCAACAATGCGAAGGTCGCTGCGGAGAACGCAAGGGATGCCTCCGTGGTGGCCCAGGGACTGGCCGAAGCCGCCCAGGCGGGCGCTGAGCAGGCTCAGGCGGATGCGGAGGCNGCGCAACAGGCTGCCGAGGACGCCCGCGACGACGCCTTGCAGGCACAGGCGGACGCCGAATCGGCGCGGGATGCGGCTATCGGCGCCAAGAATGACGCCGAGGCCGCGAAAACCGCCTCGGAATCGGCCAGGGATGCCTCTGTTGTGGCCAAAGGACTGGCCGAAGCCGCCCAGGCTGGCGCGGAGGCTGCGCAACAGGCTGCCGAGGACGCCCGCGACGACGCGATCGCGGCCAAGAACCAGGCCGAGGGGTTCAAGGACGACGCCGAAGCCGCCCTGGACGATTTCAATGACAGGTACCTCGGCGCGTACGCGGCGGACCCCGCGGGTACGCTCGCCGGCCAGATGTACTTCAACACCACGACCAACCTGATGATGGTCTATGACGGGGCGTCGTGGGTTCAGGTGGCCTCCGGTGGGGACATGCGCACTTCCGTCTACGACCCGAATGGGGTGGCCGCTGATGCCTTCAACATGGACAATATGGTTGAGGGGGCGTCGAACAAGATCCTGACCGCTGCTGAGCGGGCTGACATTGCTGCCAATACATCGGCGCGGCATTCGCATGGCAACAAAGCAGTTCTGGACGCCACAGAGGAAGCATTTACCACGGCGCTACTGAATGCGATTACAGCCAACACTTCTGCGCGGCACTCGCACAGTAACAAGTCCATTTTGGACGCCACCGAGCAGGCTTTCACGACCACACTCAAGAACAAGTTGGACGGGGCGTTGCAGAGCAGTGGCGGCACGATGTCGGGACCGCTGACGCTTTCTGGCAACCCCACGAACGCCCTGCACGCGGTGACCAAGCAATATGTGGACGGTAATTTCGTTTCGTTTTCACAGGCCCAATCCCTGACCCCTACCCAACAGGAGCAGGCGCGGGAGAATATAGGGATTTATCGAGTAAGTGATATTTCCTCGATCAAGGATCTGGATCCCAATCAGGTCAAGTCTGTCTATCTCGATAGTGGGGGACGGTCGGGGGAGTTTGTGTGGACTCCGGGAGACCACTCCGCAGTGGTTGCGGCTGACACCCTTAACGGGCTGTACATAGCGCCCAATTCAGACCCATCTGGTGCCAGCGGTGCGTGGGTAAGAAAATTTGATGGTGATGAGGCGCTGGTTGATTGGTGGGGTGCCGTAGGCGATAAGAATATGGATTGCTCTGCGGCCTTTCAGGCTGCTGTAGACACTTTGTCTGCGAGGATCGTTGGAGGATCCTTTGGGGGGACGCTTGTCTTAGGCGTTGGTGATTACCGCCTCGGTACGAAAGTAGACTGGAAGCCGCGCGTTTCCATGCGAGGCTCGGGACGTAATTCGACCTACATTCGCTCTTTGGGCGAGTCAATTACGAACATGATAAACGTTGAGAATATCTCAACGGGCGGTGTGTCATTCAAAAGCTTTACGATAGTTGGGGCCGCTCTCCAGACCTACGCTTTTGCAGTAGGGTCCGTGCTGGAAGAGACTTCAGGACTGGTATTCGAGGATATTAGATTTATCCAACATATCACGTCTGTCCGTCCTCTCCACACGTACGCGATGTTCGATGGCACATTCAAAGATTGTCGGTTTGATCAGTGCGACCGAGGTCTTATCGTTGCCGGGTCTCAGATCAACATTGAAAACTGCTCTTTTTCGCAGAACAGCTACGGCGTCGTCATACGAAAACATGTCGCCCCTTCTATCGGTGGCGGGAAATTCTTCGGCGGGGTGTTTGCGGGGAATACCTTCGATGTTGTGCTGGATGGAGATATGATCAGGCCAACTGCTTTCTACGGCACATGGTTCGAAGGAACCAAGACTTCTGTCATAGCGCAGATCAATGCGCCTTCGGTACTGCTCTTACTGGGTCTTGTATTCAAAGATTGCTTGTTCCAGCCCGCCGCTAGCGCTTTGGGTGCCGGCTTCGCGCTGATGGGGAATTGGGCTGGTCGGATGGCTGTGAGAACTGCACGATCTACCAAACCCCGAAAGCCGGGGCTGACGTGCCTGGATCTGGCTGGACGGCCCCTCAAACAGGAAGAGCACGATATACCGTGTATGGAACAATCCTGACGGACGGTACAGAGGCAGGCACCCTTAAGAGGGCGGACGTGGATATCGGATAACCGCTGCCGCAGGAAGTGAGATGTCGAACGGGTCTGAATTGCTGCGGGACAAGGAAAGGCTGATCCGGCTCAAGAAGCGGGAACTCGCGCTCCTTGAGGGTCGCGAGAGCCTTCTGCGCTACTGCGAGCTCCAGTTGCCGGACCCGAGCGACCCGGAGAACCCGGACCTGTCGCGGTTCGAGGCCACGCCGCAGGCCATCGTGCTCTGCCAGATCATGGAGAAGGTCGAGCGCGGCGAACTCAAGCGGGTGGCCGTGTCCATTGGCCCGCAGCTCGGCAAGTCCGAAATCATCTCCAGGCGGTTTCCGGCATGGTGCGCCGGCCGCAACCCGTACCGGAACATGATCCTCGGTACGTACAACCAGACGTTCGCCGAGGAGTTCGGCGCGGACGTGCGCCGCAGCATCGAAAGCCCGCTGCACCAGGCGGTGTTCCCTGACCACCGGCTTGTCAAGGGCGCGCTGGACCTCCTGATCACGACGAAGGGCGGCAAGACGGCGTTCGTCGGTGTCGGCGGCTCCGGTACGGGTAAGCCGGCAGACTTCTTTGTGGTGGACGACCCGATCCGGTCGGACGACGACGCGCAGAGCCAGCTGTACCGTGACCGCATCTGGAAGTGGTTCAACTCGGTGGTGTTCACCCGTCTGCACTCGAAAAGCTCGGTTGTTGTCGTACACACCCGCTGGCACGAGGATGACCTGATTGGCAGGTTGTGCGACCCGAACCACCCGGAGCGCAACAAGGAGTACAAGGGCATTGCCGACAACTGGACCTACATCAATCTGCCGGCAGTGGTCGAGGATCCGGAGCTTGCGGAGCGGCTTGGCTTGAAGCTGGAGGTGCCGACGGACCCGCGCGTGATCGAGCAGTTCGGGGCGAAGCCCATGTCCGCGCTGTGGCCGGAGCGCAAGGGGCTGGAGTTCCTGGCCGAGGCCAAGCGCATGGACCCGCGCACGTTCCAGGCGCTCTACATGGGTTCGCCGACCCGAGAGGACGGTGAGTATTTCAAGAGCGATTGGATTGTCGAGTATGACCAGGAGGAGCTCCCCGACAACCTGGTGATCTATGGCGCATCGGACCACGCGGTGAGCACCAAGCAGTCTAACGACTACACGGTCCTCGGCTGCGTCGGCGTGGACGCGCACGACAACATCTGGATCCTGCCGGACCTCGTATGGGATCGGATGCAGACGGACAGGACGGTGGAGGAGTTGCTTACTCAGTTCAAGGTCCACCAGCCGCAGCTGTGGTGGATGGAAAGCGAGAACATCTCCAAGGCGTTCGGCCCGTTCCTGCACAAGCGGATGATTGATGAGCGGATCTACGTGACGATCGACCCTGTTACGGTGTCCAAGGACAAGGCCACCCGCGCCAGAGCCATTCAGGGCCGGATGAGCATGAAGAAGGTCCGCTTCCCGCGGTTCGCGCCCTGGTACCAGGACGCCCGGAAGCAGCTTCTCCGCTTCCCCCATGGCGCGAACGACGACTTCGTGGACTGGCTGGCCCACATCGGCCAGGGGCTGCTCAAGATCCGCAGTGCGCGTCCGATGGCAGCGAACGAGAACAGGCCGCGCACCGGGTCAATCGAGTGGATTATGCAATCGGCGCTCAAGCGCGCCAGACAGGAGCAGCGGATGAAGGCCGCTGAAGGTTGGTAATGGCAGAGGAATACGATTTCGAGCGCACGGACGGACCG